GAAAGGCTTCAATGCTGCACCTAAAGTGGTGTTGTTGAAGTGCTCGCACTCAGTGGCAATTCCCTCTTCAAATACTTTGGTTTTCTCTGCGGCTGCAGTTGTCTTTTCCTTCTCGAAGGCTTCTTTATCCGCCATGAACTTTTTGTGCTCTGGCGTAACTTCAGGAACCTTCTTACGGTTGGCTTCGTCGGTTTCCATGCCTTTATACCAATCAGTCATGACCTTGGTAATGGCTTGGATCATCCTCACATTGGGCGCTGGCTTGCCTTCGGCATCCTTCTCACCCAGTGCTGCGTTCAACTGATCTAACTTGATGTTCAGCCCAGACTCTTGAAGTCCGTTTACGAAGTGTGGCATGATCTGAGCGTAATAGTCCTTCTCGTTCACTTCTTTCAAGTGACCAAGGAAGTTTCCTACGACTTTACCATAGGCATCTTCTTTGCCCTGGGCCTTCATGTCCTCGTACACGTTCTTCGATAGTTGTGGGTCTGCAGCGTACAGGAGTTCGTCGGAACCCTTTACGGCGTCCATTGCTTCCTGTGTCTTCTGATAGCCCTCTTGTCCACCGATTGCGTCAATGAAGGCTTTTGCTTCCTTCATTTCTTCTACGCCTTTGGGGAACACCGTTTTGGCTGCACTCCAACGCTCGTACGCTCCATGTAGTTCTTTCACTACATTTGCATTGGCGGGTGAGGCATCACGCAGCCCCTTTAGCGCTTTACGCACGTTCTGTGGGGTAGCCTCGGTGTCTATTGCTTTGTCAGACTCGACTTTCGCCGCTGCTGTTTCTTTTTGCTCTGGTGTTTGCTCTGTGCCGTCTTCATTTAGCACAGATGCTGTGGGTGTATCCGTAGTCTGAGTTTCGGTTCCTTCTGTGGGGGTTTCAACGTCCGTAGTCTGAGTTTCTACGACTGAGCCTGCCGCCGTGTCCGTAGATGAATCTATGGACGCGAAGTCAATCATATCTGTTGCCATTTTTTGAGTCCTTCTGAGCGTTAGATGGGCCACGTCTGAGGCGTGGCCCTTGGTCTTACTTCTGCGGTTGCTCTAAGGCGTGGGGTATAGCCTTTTTCGCTACCGAGTCGTTCAGTTGTGTTGCTGCGTGCTGAACAAACATATCTGGCGTTGCATTGATCTGAGCCTTTGCCAGGGCTTGTACAGCCACAGGAGGAGGCATCTTCGAAACGTCGATACTGATGGATTCAGATGGTGGTCTCTGCTGTGGAGGAGTATTTGCTGCTGCTATCTTCTTAGCCATCGCAACGTGTTCTTGCCAGTGCATTTTCAAGTTCATGAAACATGCTTGCTGATCTGGCGCTCCAAACCTCAACTTCTGACCTTCAATTGAGTTCATCTTCTCGAAGCATTCGTTAGCTTCCACTACGTGGTTTTCGCTTTCGTCTTGTGCTACCTGAACACTGCTGACTTGCGGCGGTACTGCTTGCATCGCCTGGGTCAACTGCTGAACCATGGGGCCTGCTTGTGGAGGCACCATCTGTCCTGTAGCCTGGGCATTCTGCATACCTTCGTTGGCTTGGGTCAGAGCGTTTTTCATTTTAAGGAACACTGGGTTGTCTTGTGCAGGTTCTCGCAGTAGTTTTTCGAATTCATTACGCTGCTTAGTCACTGACGAAGCACCTTGTACTTTGTAGTTCTTCATTCGCAAAGAGGTGGCGGTCTCAGCCAAGTTAGACGGGCTGAATACCCACGCAGCAAAGGGAGTCATTGGGGCGGTAATGGCTTTGTCTATCATACCCATTATCTTAACGGCCTTTTGCTCTTCAGTCTCTGGAATAGAAGGGTTGCTCTCGGGGTAACATAGTACGTTTCCACCAAGGAGGTTCGCAGTATTGACCGAGACGTTTCCCTGTCCTGGCCCAAGGTTCTGTGTTATCTTTTTGCCATCACGACATTCTGCTGCACACTTCACGGCCTGCCTTGCAGCGATTGCGAACAAGTCCTGAATGTTATTCCATGGACAGCCCACACGCTGTAGTGCTTGATCGCGCTGAATGACTGCATTGCCTACGGTGTTCTCGCCTGTGGCGTTACCGAACAAGGAGGGCAGTGCGCCCGAGATTTCCTCGGAGAGAGTTGTGATGAACCATTTGATGAAATCAGGCAACGCAGGTTGAGGCGTCGGTACTGGTTCCACCATGATGTATTGTGATTCCGTTGTAAGTCCCGGTTGAGGCTGGAACGGTCCTATGTCGCCAGGGATGTTGGGCTGCTTCTTGATAGCATCCATGTCGAATGCTTCAGCGTTCATCCACTTCTTAGGGACGGTGCGTTTGAAGAAGTCATCCAGAAGGTCAACCCAATCGTTGATGCGCTTCTGTACCGAGATTAGGGCTGTGCCCATTGCTCTGCGGTTCTGACCTTTACCTGCTGACGGGTGCGCGAGGGCAAGGTGATCATCCATCTTCTCGTTACGAGAGAAGGCATATTCTTGTCCAGCGCGAGCCAGCAGCACTCCGTCTGGGAATGCCTCTAGCAGTTCTGCTTTGACTTCATCGCTGACTGATCCGTCAAGGAACATCGAAGGCCGCATCCACGTGTACTTCACAGTGGTGTGGCGACTCAACGAGTCTCCTGTGACGTACGCACCAAGTACTGCTTGGCGTACGTTCTCTCTTGCAATGCGATCAAGTTGTGTGGAAGATTGCCCATCAGTGCCGGGGTTGATCTTGCTGGCAATCCACGGGAACATGCCACGCACAAGCGCAACATCATAGTCCAGCATTAACTGCACGAACGTCATCTCGGAGAAATTGTCAACGGAGATGGGAACCTTATGATCCAGTTTCCCGTGAGCCGTGGTAACTTCCATGCCGAGTGGCTTCTTAGCATTATTTCCGACGCCTGCTGAATCCAGCACGCCGTCGATGTCTCCTCCACCTTCGGACTCGGACTCAGTAACTTGTAGAAAGTCTTCTTGTCCTTCTTGTCCCGTTGGGGTTCTGTCTGGAGGATTCAGTTCATCCTCTGGTACAGTGGGCGTTCCTTGGTCCTCTTCAAATCCATACTTCTGTCCGTCAAGATTATAGCGTGTCCATAAAAGGACGCGATCTTCGTTCCAGAAAATCCTGGCGCACTGAACTAAAAGTTCATGAAGATTGTTGTTCCTAGCCCAGATGTCTTTGAAACGATCAGCCTCTTCGGCTGCTATAATGTCTGGTCCCCACTCTGGGTTAGCTGGGTAGAAGTCCACCTTTGGTATCTCACGTGATAGCGCGGAGACGATTATATCGCCCTTAGGCCCATACACGTTTGTGTCGTAAATGCTGTTGTGGTTTCGTTCATTGGCTTTCTTGCCCTGTCCACCACCGGGTAGTTCCCAGCCTCCGCGTTTTCCACGCAGCAAATGTTGATATCCTCTCTCAAAATGTAACGCTTCCCACGCCTGCTCAACTTCCATGCGGCGTGCAGCTACATCTGCTTTTGTGCAGATGTCATCAAGTGTAATCAACGTGCCGCGTGCCTTATCGCTTAACTCCGCAAAGGGTTCTGGGCTGTAAGGAAAACTCGCATAAACCCCTAGAGGACTGTCATTAGGAGACTCTGGAGCATCGGTGTTCTTACCTTCAGTTCCTGTCCCTACAACCTCTGGGACTGCATCAGTGTTTGCCATGCTTACCGTGCCTCTCTAAGTATTCCGCCGCTAATCGGCAAACTTCTGGGTCATCTTTCAATAGTCCCAGCGCCATATTGCAAGACCTGTGCAAAAACTCTCGTATTTGCATTGTATCGTGATCATGGTCCAGATTGGGAGTAGAATCAACATTAGATAGAGGCTGTTTACAAAGCCCACATAAGTCACCAGAGATACGTTGCGCTTCTCTTCTCGCCTCATACTCTTCGATGCTTATTCCTAGTTCATATTTTATAGTATTGGCTCTTATTTTTCTTCTGTGAGAAGGAGTGTTGTTGTACTTTTCCCTTCTCATCGCCAACCACTCTGGACTTTTTCTCTTCAGCCGTTTACTCTCGTTGATCTCTTCTCTGTGCTTCTCTTCGTATGCACGTTTGCATGCATCGTTCTTTGCTTTGTCTTTGTACGGCATTGCGTCCTCCTCAATAAGACGCTCA